GCCGACGGTGAGCCCAACATGTTAGTTGATAGCGTTCTAGAACTAATAGCCTTTTTATTGTTAGTCGACATACATGTATTTTAATTTTTAATCAATATACTGGATCTAAGTTGAAGTTAATGTGATGGATGAGCTTTTATACCTATGCACTCTATATTATAGAATATCTTACACTAATTTCGATATGCGCTCAGATTTGAGTCCAGTAAGTAATGCAAATGGATGAACAGCAGGATTATTGAAGATCTTAGCATTCTTTTTGTAGTAAAATTGCTTCATAGTTAGAGTCTTGATAGGGTCTCTATAACAGTTAAATGACTATAAATCTCCATTCGAAAAGAAGATCTTGGAACAAAAGCTGATTTAGTGGAATTAGCCGACTTTAATTTATTAGTGCTTAATTACTTGACCTGCTCCCACTGAAATCTAGAGATTTTTCTTTGACGATGTTCTCTTCTTGACAATTCCAACATACTATTGAGTTAGTGATTAATGTGTCCAGTCTGCTGTGTCATCGCCAGTCTATACCCAGAAGAGTTGTAATACATGAACTTTAAAATCACAGTCGAAAACCCTCCATTTCTTCCAAAATTATTTACTCATCATAGGAATGGTTTCAACGAGACGTGTGGTATAATTCATGACGCGTTTGTCTCCAATGTGATATCGGGGATCATTGATATCTCTAATGAGTTATTAGTTCTGTGCATAAATTCCTCGACAAGTCAGCAGGAGCTATGCGACATACATACATTAGTAGCTGTCAGAGAAATCTGTGTTCATCAATGTAGTGCCTGTTGCGTCTCCACTAGGTGTACCGCCAATTCCAGGTATCACAAGCAAGTCAGTAAGTGGCTTATATCTTTGGTCGCTTACTCCAATAGCTTTCAGCATTTTTTCATCATGAACTTGTTGGATGTCGGACATATGAATGATATAGAAGTTCTAAAAGCATCCAAGACTGAAACGGAAGTATTATACATATTACTACACACTTTTAGTGAAAAGGTTAGGGTCTTTTTAAATCCAGCGGCGTATCAAGCGTTAAAGAATCCTTAGATAAAAAGGCATTTTGATATCGACTAGAAACTTACGTATGGCATATTTCTGATTACCTTAAAAGGCTGAGCCGTCCTTGCTGACACTTTTCCATTATGACGAGATATTTTTTTTGATTAGTTATTTGAACTATTTCTTTGTCAGTCCTTGCACAAATGATGGATTAATTTATTTTTAAATTTAAAAGATAATGCCTTGTACACATTGAATTAACCCAATCTCAGTTGATCCATTTATGGCTCTGGGCCTTTATGCTACATTATGAATCAATCCCTAGTTGTCTATAAAAGCTAACTTTTATTTATCTTACGGTTAAATTGTGTTCACTTAGCCAGATTTTACAAAGACGTCGTAGACTTTCATGTTGACTAATTGGCCGGAAGCATTTTTAGTGAGATTGATGAAATATTTCAACTTCTTTTAAGTGCCATAGCTCTTTTGTGAGATTATTCTTTTAATAGGATCATGTGTCTCAATTATTTATTAGAGTCTTCCACTATTTTAAATTTAAGCAAGCTTCTACATGTAAAATTAAACACGTGCTTACATCATAGGTCGCATACATTAGATATAATTCTAGTCTTGAGTGACTTTAGAGACAAAGAGTCGGCAAAATAGAGCATAGATCAAGTTAGT